AAATGGGGTACCTGTAAGTAAAGATTCTGTTAAAGCTAATCCCCACCCTTCAGCAGATGAAATTAAAATTACACCATCAGCCATATTGTAAAGATAATTCATGTGACTTGTTGGTAGTTTTTGATTAGATATTACTACGGTTTGTTCATCTTCACCCATTAAATATTCTATTACTGCTGGTAGATCTGTACCATGTTCACTTACAACTTCAGTGTGTAAAACAAATAATACTTTTGATTTTTCTTCATCTGATAAACCATCAATAAATAATTTCCAAGCAGCTAAGGCGTCTGGGATGGATTTACGTCTAATATTTCGGGAATTAAAGAATAATATAAAATCTCTATCTTTACCTTGAGTTATATCCTTTTTAAAATTAAGGTATTCCTCATTAACTTCTTCTAAAGGAAAGAATTTATCATTATCTAAACCATGGGGAACATATTTAATAACTTTACCATCTGCTTTATCACCTAAAACAATTTTATTAATAGCTACTGTTTGTTTTGAAATTCCAAACAAAGCATCACAAGATTCATAAAATTCTTCATTATATTGGGGAGCAGGCATATCATCCCAAATATTAAGGTAAGCAATTGGAATATCTCTTCTAATTTCTTCTTCCATATTAAACACCCATTGGAAGTATCTTGGATCTGTAATCAATAAGATAGCATCAGGTTGCTCTAATTTAATAATCTCTCTTAAAGTATCAGGATCACCATAACCATCTACTGGGTATAACTTACAATAAGAATCTTCTATACCTGATTCTTTACTAATATCCTTAGATATATCAGTTACTTGACCTTTATCTGGATGTTGTACTGATCCTGCTATCTGACACCAATTATAATGAGGACTTGTATTTATTACAAGTTCTCTACCTATTTGAGCAACTCCTGAGTGTACACGTATATCATCAGTTATGAGTAGAATTTTTTTTCTATCTGCAAGTTTAATATAACCTTCTTTTTTCATTATTTTTTATTCTTTTATTTCTAAATTTGTTTGGGAATTGATTTGTTTTCTAAATTCTTCATCTGTAAGATATAAAAAGATTGCTCTATCTGCAAGTTTTTGGAAACTAAACTTTCTTTTTACACATTCAATTTTAAAATTTTCGAATAAATCACTTTTTACTTTAACACTAGTTAGTGTTGATAATTTATCAGCCATAGTTTTATTTTTTAATTATTTTATTATATCTATAAATATACATATTCTTTAAGATGTTGCGGGACATAGGTGAGTTTTGTGGAAAGCACACCAATTACAGTTATTATTTGGATTATCCGGTGTAGGGGTATGTTCAACTTCAGCATACCCTTCTCTATCAAAGGCTTTAGTAATAAATTCTTCTAAAGCTTTAGATGCTCTATTCATTTTAACCTTACCAGATGCTGGTTTGAATTGTTGTATTCTAGGTATTACATAATCCTCACTTTTATATAATCTACGCTTAACAATAAAGAATTCAATATCAATATCATCTAAAGGAACATTAAATGTTTCACTAAAGAATTTCTTATATAGAATTAATTGGAATTGTTTATCTTCATCTTTTTTAGCCCTAGCATTCCACCCAGATGTTGATGTTTTTATATCGATTATATGAAATTTCTTTGTAGGTTCATGGTATAATACGACATCCAAGAAACCCTGGTATAATACGTTTGTATACCGCTTATTAGGCATTATCATTATGGGTACTTCACAACCTGCAAGGTACCAACCCCGTTTACTAAAATATTTATTTCTATTTTTAATTAAGTAATTAATTATGGTAACTCCATCATCATAAAATTCTCTTAATTGGTCTGGTGAACTAAAATGACTATTACTTCTTTTATATTGTTTTTGATATTCTTCTCTTAGGCAATCTTCAAACATACCTATAATATCTTCCCTATCAGCAGCTGCTGCACTTTCATCATACATTACTGTTAAATAATGTTGAACCGCTTCATGTAGAGCTGTACCAAATACTGTGTGTATTGTTGGGGTATATTGTTTATGACCCTCCTTATACTGTAGTGACCATTTTTTAGGACATTGTCTAAACATAGAAAGTTGAGAAAATGAAACATTTTTTTGGTATGCATGGTTTAAGGTTTCCGGAATATAATTTCGGATTTCTTTTACAATATTTGGTACTTTTCTTTTAGACATTTATTTCCATTTATTTCTAGTAACTAACATTGCTATAATACCATAATTAGAAATATCAATCCAACTATCAATTGATGCTTCACCAGCAACATAGGTTTTACCATTACGCTTTAAAATATTTTTCAAACGATTGATTTTATCATTACAACGAAGCCATATACCTGTAAGTGATAAATCTCTATCTTCTGGTATGCTTAAATCTGAACCTAGTGAGATATTACCTAGACCATAATCCATCATCTTACTAGCAAATAAATCATATTGTTCTTTTTGAATTTTTTGAAATTCAACTGCTAATAAAGGATATGTTTTTTCAAAATCAGATTTAGTTCTAATTTCTTCAGGTTTGATGTTATCATTTCCTGGTTGATTTTCGTAATATTTTTCTGTTGTGCTACCCATTAGATTATTTTTTTAGTATTAAAGTATGTTTTTAAAGTATTTAATCTATCATCAGCATCAACCAACATTATAAGAGCTTCTTCTGCATTTTTATAAAAATCTCCTGTTGAGTGGTCACCTATACCTACTGCTTTCTGTCCTAATAAATTTAAAGATAATAATGCTTTAGCTTTGTCAGCTTCAGCTGAAGTTGTAAGCATTTTTAATAATTCTGGAGTCATGTTTTAAATAGTTGAGTTATTTCTTTTTTTTCTTTACCTATAGAGGTTAATATGTTTTTTGTTTCTTGTTTACCTATGATGTCAATATAATAATCTGCTTCGTGGAATCCACATTCAAAGTAATTAGCTATTAAAGAAATTAAGTCTTTGTTTTTAGATTTAATACTTGATTTAATATACTTATTCCATACTTTTCTTTTAGGGATTAAACTACAATAAAAGTTATAAATCCCTATTTTATCTGTAGGTTGCATCCTTTGAGCCAGATTAGAAATTTCAATATTACTAGCACTCATAGACATAAATCTATGGACCATGTAAGAATTCCAACTATCCCAATCTTCTTTCGAAAATTGAGATGCTGGAGATTTCTTAACGGTGATTTCATCTAACCAATCCCAAAGCTTCATTATACTATGGTATGATCTTTATATTCTTCTCTAAGATCAACAGGTATTGTTGATTCTAGAATTTTGTTTGTTTCTGGATCGTAGAATACAGGAATAGGCATAATTGCATCTTCATCTGCTCCTACTACGAATTTTGATACTTTACGAAGTATCATTCCCTGTTGGAAAACTACTTTACCACTAGGTGTTTCAATCGATGTAGTGTTTTTTACATCTACATTCATTTGTTGTTGTTGGGGTTGTTGTTTTGACATTGTTTTTGTTTTTTTGTTGTTTAAAATCAATTATAAATCCTACCGCTACTAAAAAATTTAAACCTACACTAGCGATAATTTCGTGTAAGTCTTTGTAATCACTTAATGATAAATGTACATGCCCTACCATCCAAAATGGAATAGCCATTTGTTGACTGTACCATATTAAAGAGAAGGTAATGAAATCTCTCATGTTTTTAATCTACATTCAGGAATCCAATATATTTTATTATCCAAATCCCAATAATTATGTTTTTTTATATCTATATAATCAATATTTATACTTGTTGAGGTAATATCACAAAATTCACTTAAAATATTATAGGACTTTATAGCTATATTATTTACTTCTCCATTTATAGGATTATTAAAAAATGAATAAATTCCCTCGGGATTTAAAATATTTTTAACATTTTCATCAAAGGGTTGCTGATCATCTAACCAACAATCATAAAAAATTCCATCAAATTTAGGTAAATCATTTATTACTTCCTGCCAAGGTTTAAATATGAGAGTTACATTAGGTTTTTCTAACCAACCACCATCAATCATTTTTTTCTGAACATCCTTATTTGATTCAATAATGGTATGAGATTTAGGGTTGTAAGATTGTATATAATTATCTACCAAACCTAACCCAAACCCTACATTAAGAATATCACCTCTATTTTTTGTAATTGTAGCAGCTTGATGTTCCATAATTCCACTTTCCCACTTCATCATTACTTCTAACCCTGAGCTATCTACCAAGTTGCCTTCAGGTGTATATGTGAGTTTTTCGTTAGAGTAGTGGGAGTTATATTCCATTATAAATGGATTAACTGATTGATTAAAGCCATACAATTTATTTCTTTATCAATTCTAAAATTTGATTGATAAGAATATTCATTAATATGATATGCTACCATACCTTCTTTACCTTGAGCAAATTTATCAGAATTATCATATAAGTATCTATAAAATTCTTCAAAATCCTTAACATTTGCATCTGCTATTATTTGTCTAATTTCATTAAATTTAGTATTAGATTGTTTTAAACATTCTAAAACCTTCCCCATATAGTTAGATGATACTAACGAGGTTGTATCTAAATTTAATTTATTATCTTGTGTAGATACTTGTATAGTATTAAGCATTTTACGCACATCAGGGTAGTTGTTATCAACAATAGTTGTTAAATCACCTGTACGACATTCAATATCTTCCCTTTTAGCAATTTTTTTTAAATGTCTAAAAATATCTAATTTACTAGGGGGTACAATTTTTAATGTTTGACATCTTGATTGTAAAGGATCAATAATACGTTCTATAAAATTACAAGTTAAAATAAAGCGTGTTGTTCTTGAGAATGTTTCAATAACATTACGTAAAGAAGCTTGTGCCTGTATAGTTAAAAAATCTGCTTCATCTAAAATAACTACCTTAAGAGGTTTAAAAGACATTGTACTTGCAAAACCTGATACCTTATCTCTAATAGTTTCGATTCCTCTCTCGTCGCTTGCGTTAATGTATAAATGATCACAGTCAATATTTTTTACAATGATCTTTGCTAGTGTGGTTTTACCAGTTCCTGCAGGACCATAAAATATTAAATTTTGAATATCATTTTGTCCTATATACTGATTCATAGTGGATTTAATACTCTCATTTCCAACATAATTATCTAATATAGTTGGTCGGTATTTTTCAACTAACAGTGAATGTTTTTTATCTATCATAACGGTAATATACGAATTATTATTTGCTTCTCCAAATGTTTTTGCTATACTCCTTGTCTAAATTCACCATACATACTAAATGTTTTTGGTTTTTCTTTTTCAACATCTATACTAGATGTTTGAATAGCATATAATTTACTATCAATAGGATCTAATCTAAAAGCACCACTAAAATTTGTTTGGTGGAAAAAAGCTTCTAAGGCATCTGTTAGAGTTGGAAAGATTTCCTTTTTAACATCGCCAACGAGAGTCCACCTGTCACCAGGTGCAACTCTCTTTGCGATTAACTCATTATGTTCTACAACTTTAGTTTCCATATTTAATATTGTGCTGATGGTGTCATTTCTTTCTGTTCTGGATGATCAACAACTACACACTCAGTTAATAAAATAGTTCCTGCTACTGAAGCTGCATTTTGTAATGCTGTAATAGTTACTTTAGAAGGATCTAGAATTCCTGCTTCTTCCATATTGATAATTTCTTTAGTTTTAATATTAAAGCCTTCCCAATATTTTGAATTTTCAGATAATTTATTTGCCCAAATTTCAGCTTCTGTTTTATCATAACCGGCATTTACTAAAATCTGAACAAATGGTTTTTTACATGCTTCTTTTACTATTCTTTCACCTAAATTATCAGATTTTAATAAATTTGAGGCATAAAGTAAAGCTGCTCCCCCACCTGGTACTATACCACCTTCTAGTGCTGCTTTTGTAGCATGGAGTGCATCATCAACTCTATCTTTTTTCTCACGCATCTCAGTTTCAGTATAACCACCAACATGAATAATAGATACACCACCAATCATTTTAGCTAAACGATTTTGTAAATGTTCAATAATATATGGAGTATCTTCTTTTTCAATTTGTTGTTGTAAATCATTTACCCTATCATTAATTGCATCCTCACCACCTTTACCATCAACAATTGTTGTTTGTTCCTTAGAAATAGTTACTGTACGAGCTTGACCAAACCAATCATAAGAAAACTTATCAAGTTTCATACCTTTATCTTTATCAAATACAGTTCCACCTGTTAGTGTAGCTATATCTTCTAATATAAGTTTCTTTCTATCTCCAAAATCTGGTGCTTTAACAGCAGCAACTTTTAGAATTCCTCTTGCTTTGTTTACAATAAGAGTAGCTAATGCTTCCCCATCAATATCATCACAAATTAAAAGTAGAGACTTATTAGCATTAGATACACCTTCTAATATAGGTAATAATTCTTTTACTTGTGTAAATTTATGATCTGCAATTAAAACATATGGATCTTCAAGAGTACAACTCATATCTGAGTTATTTGTAACAAAGAAGTGGGATTTATAACCACGATCAAATTGCATTCCCTCTACAGTTTCAAGGTATGTATCTCCTGATTTTGACTCTTCAATATGAACTACACCATCTCTACCTACTTTATCAATAGCTGTTGCAATTAATTTACCTATTTCGATGTCATTGTTAGCTGATATAGTTGCTATTTGTTGTAGTTGTTCCTCACCACTAATTTCTTTACTAATATTTGTCTTAATAGTATTAACTACTTCATTAACAGCGGCTTCAATATTTCTCTTAATTTCAATAGCATTTTCACCATTATTAAGATGTTTTAAACCCGCATTAACTAATTCTCTAGCTAAAAGGGTTGCAGTTGTAGTACCATCTCCAGCTTTATCTGCTGTTTGAGTAGCTGCGGCTTTAACCATTTGAGCTCCTAAATTTGGAATTAATCCATCAACTGTAACATTTCTAGCTACAGTTACACCATCTTTAGTATGAGTTGGTGCTTGTAAATTATCATATCCACTACGATCAATTAATACATTTCTCCCATTAGGACCTAATGTACAAGTAACGGCATCGGCTAAGATATTAATTCCTTTCATTAATTCAGTTCTGGCTTCAGTACCGAATTGTATTTGTTTTTTGTAATCTACTGGCATGTTTTTTATTATTTATTAATTTTTGCTAAAATTTGATTTTCAGGTCCTACCCAATATTCTTCACCATCGTGAGGAAGTTTTGTAAATCCTTGTGTAGGTAAAACTACTACATCACCTACTTTACTGATAGTTTTAACAAACTCTCCCATAAGTGTTGATTGTCCTGGTCCTACTGATACAACTTCTCCAGTTTGATTTTTTTCATTTCCCATATCTGGAACAATAATGTTTCCGTGTTGGGTTTCTTCTGCCTCTATAGGCTTAACGATAACTGCGTTAAATAAAGCTTCTAATTTCATATTATTTATAATTGTTTGTAATTTACTATTTGTGATAATTCATCTCTTAATTGATCCCATCTTTCAATATATTCTTGTAGACTTTCATAGTGATCTTTTTCATTATGAAGTTTTTCCTTCATAACTCTTTTTAAAGCATTTCCAAAGTCAGCATGGTGAGATACAGGCTTTTCATAATCCTTACCTTCACTACCTTTCTCTAAATATCTTTCTTGAGGGGTTACAACTTCGTACACTGTATAACAATGTGCGTCTCTCCCTATATAATAGGGTTTCATTCTTGGGTCTGTAATTTTTGCCATATAACTATTTTTTATTTATACCGTAATATACGAAGAAATTTACGGTAAACCAACCTAAAGGGCGCTTTAGGTTAATTAATTTTAATAGTTTTTGGCTTTGCTTCTTTAGATAATGGTAATGAAATCTTCAATAATCCATTTTCCATTTCTGCTTTGATTTTGGTAAGATCAAATTTAGGGGCAATTTTATACCCTAAATTAAATGATTTTCTACTTAAACCGTGGTAAATATACCCTGAGAGGTCCTTCTGTTCTTCTTCTTTTGGTTTAGTGTAAGAAATCCTTAATACATCCGATTCAATTTCAATTGAAATATCTTCTTTTATAAGACCTGTACATGCAATCTCGAAGTAAAGACCTTCTTGATCGTAGTAAATATCTAATGGATGTGGTTGTTTGGAGTTTAGTGCAGGAGCGTATGCTTCATCTGCTTTAAATAAATTTCGATATAAAATATCGAATGGGGTGTGTTCTTGGAATAATGTACTCATATCATTTGTTTTTTGTGATGTCTTTCGATCATCGGTTAGTAAAATAAAACGTGCGCCCTTAGGTCAATTTATAATACATATAATAGTTTTTATTTTCTTCAACAAGAATTAAAATTCAGTTTCAGCTTTACGAACCATATAATATTTTGAAGTAATATCATCTAAATTAAAATCTAATCTCATTAACCCCATACTACTTAATAGTAATTTTCCACCTGCCATATCTTTATTAGCTTGGAGGATAGTTTTAAATGTATCAGAATTGAAAGGTAATTTTAAGTTAGTTTCTTTTACATCACCTAATACCTGATATGTAATTTTATTATTATGTCCTGATTCATCACCAAACACAAATTCAACTACATCTACACCATCTAAATTGGTTGTAGTTGTTACTAACATATTATCTACTTGGGATAATGCACTTTTAGCTTTAATAATATTATCAATATCTTCTTGAGATAGATTTAATTCTACTACCCACTCAGCTTCATTAACTTCTCCTACTTTACTAATCAACAATGGGTCAGATAAGGCATAGTTAAGATTAAAATTAAGGTCTGATATTTGTAATTTTGTATAAATTGCTTTATTTTTTACAAGTTCTAGAAGTAAATCACCACTACAAATACTAATTAAACTGTTTAGTTTTTTAGTATCATATATTGCTAATTTGCAATCTTCTAATTGAAAGTTAGTACAAGTTACATTTCCTATTACATCCTTACTCGGGGTCATAAAGTCAACATTTAGAAAATTGTCTTTGACTTCCCACTTTACGGATTCATTGGTTCCAAGATAATACTTGTTAATTATTGATTGTACGGTTAATTTATTTATCATATTTAAAATTTAAAAAACATTTCTTTATAAGGGTTTAAGTTTAGGGTCCATCCTAAATCATTGTAAAATCCTTCTAATTTATTTAATAGTATTGATTCAAAGATTTTCTTTCTATCAGCATGTTGTGTTATGAATGTATGAATCTTTTCTGGTATATCCCACTCTAAAAATGCAATAGCATCAATTTGATATGGGTTAGGTTTTAAGTAAATCCATTTAATCTTATCACCTTGAGTTATTTGAGGATGTTTTTTATTTAATCCCCAAAAATTTAGTAAATCATTATATCTAATAACAGCTCTAACAGCTGCAGGTGCTCCTTTAGCAACCACAGTAAACATTTCTCCTGCTCTTGCTTTACGTTCAGTGTACTTGTTTAAAGTTTTTACAGATGTTGGGTTGCCTAATTCTGTAAGAGATATTTCACTCTGTTCTGCTCCCTTCAACACATCAACTAATGTTTTATGAAAAAATTTACCTAATACTGGTGGGAAATTTGCTTTTTTAAATTCAAGTCCTTTAACATCTAATGATTCTTTTACAATACCCTCTTGCTTAGTAATCCACTGAGCATATCTTCGAGTTGCTCTAAAATATGCAGCTCTAATAACACATTCGGTTTTCATCTCTAATCTATGTTTACCCTTAGCATTAAAACAATCTGTAGCTAAACTATCATAGGAGTCAGTAATAATATCTTGATATTTTAAAGCAATATCTTCTAATTTATCATCCTTTTCTTCACTAGGCATTTCGTCAAATGATGGGTATAAATGTCTAAGTAAGGGTTCAGCATGTATGTAAATTGAATCTGTATCTGAATACGCTACATAATTAGTATCCTCAATATCACAAATCCACCATGGAGTATCTTCTATATGTTTCATAATGGTAATTCTTCTTTAATAACTTTATTTATGTGTCTATTTGCAGCTAACGCAGATTCTTGTATAATACGCTGTCCACTAAGCGTTATAGCTTCAGACAATACAACGTTGCCGTATCTGAAACTACCTAAAGCTGTGGCTCCATATAAACTATTTAACAAAATTTTCATAGTATATTGTTTCATATGATAAGCAGCACCTAATTCTTTATCCCCAGACTTATAAGCTTTTGACATTTTACCTTTATATAAAACTCTTTCATCAAACCATTTCTTTAATATTGTTGATAGAACTGATTCACGATCTGTATTAAACATAACACCATTTGCTGAAATTGATAATTCATTTTTTTCAACCATAGATATTAATCTACCAACATTAACTTTTGTTCTACTTCTTTTAATATTTTCTACTATAAGTTCTTCATTAGGATCTCTACGTTTTAAATCATTTAACCCTAAACGATTATTTCTGTCATCAGCATCTATAATTCTACCAACCATAGTTTCTTTACCAATATTAATAGTCATTATAATTGATGGATATAGTGACGTTAAATCCTCATCAAAAACATAATTATAAATTCCGGCTTTAGGGCAAAATAAATAACCACCTGCGTAGTTTTTCTTTGATAATGGGTTACGATCTTTAGCAGGTGGTACTATTTTTTTACTTAATAAGTAAGCTGAAATTGCTCCATCTTGAGTTTTAGTATTTGCATATACTTCACTATAGTTGTGTTTACCCTTATGTGCTAGGTTTTTTACTAAGGATAAATAATCTAATTTTTCATCTAATACTTTTAAAATTTCAACATCCCGGAAGTTATATTGGATAAACTTTAGTGGATCTTCTTCAAATAATTTATCTAAATTTCCATCATATTCTATTTTATTTAACCCAGCATATTTTTCACCAATAGCATCTAATTTAAATGATGGTTCATCTGCCCAACTAAACTTTTTATGTAAACGCATATAATCAAGTGATTCAACTCCTGCTATTTGAATATATTGATCTTTGTACCAAGGTGTTTCTCTAACATAACCAATTGGGGATAGATATTTTGCAACATCCTGACCTAAAACATTACACATTCTATAATATAAATAAGGAACATCAAAGTAATCACTATTCCATCCTATTATAATATCAGGATCAATTTCTCTAAATCTTTCTAGAAACTTTAATAATAATTCTTCCTCTGTTTTACAAGGAATGATTTCTTTAGTTTTAGCTTTAGTTCTTTTCATTTTAGATTTAGGATCCAAAATCAAAATTGCCCATTCATTAACTTGTTTATCATACCAAGCAATTGATGTTACTTTTTTAGGAGCTGATTTAATATAGTCTTCAGTAAGGGCATCACCCATTTCTGTTTCAATATCAAAAAATAGTTCTTTTTGAGTTGTTGAGGGTTCATCATTTACCCCATATTTTTCTACTAGAAATTTTTGATATGGAGTCATATCGTGAAAGTGGAGTTTTGAATTATCTGACTTCCAATTTGCTATCTTTTTTAGTGATTCCCCATTCAAACCCATATGGGTTGATTGGTGGTCTTCACATTCAATGTAAGCTTGATTAGTCCATTCAACTTTACTATAACCTTCATCCTCCCAGAGATGGATTAGAAAACTATTTCCTCTTATTCTTTGTGCGAAACATTTTTTATACATTTATAACCTATTTTGACCATAATATAATGAAGGCTTAACCCGTCTCCAAGTTAAGCCTTCAATTTTTTAAAGAAATGTTATATTATGCGTTTGAAACTACTAAATATTCCATTACTATTTTAACCTCAGAAGTTGCATCTAATACATTTCCAGATACTATAGTTTGGAACCATAAGGGTGAAGCATTACCAAACCACAATGCTGATCCTGCTGCAAATGGAATTGCATTACCCCCTGCTGTTAAAGCGTGTTTGCTGCTTGTAGATGTAAATGAATTAATTGTAATATCTTCACCTGCACCGTTTAATGCTGTTGAAGCTACAATTGAAACATCATTTAATGCGTTACCAAATGCTACTGATAATACACCTGAAGCTCCTACTGTTGCATTTTCGGTAAAGAAAATACCTAAAGATGTTACTAAAGATCCTGCTGGGATAAAGCTAAGTAATTGAGTGTTGACTGTTGTGACTCCTACAGGAACTTGAATTGTTGTTGATGCTTTTGCTCTTTGAACCTCACCTAAATAAGTTGCTGTAGCATCTAATCTTTGGATGATGTTTCTTTGTGGGTTGTCGCCTGGTACGTAAGCAAAGCTGTCCGTTGCGATAAAGGGATTGTTCATTTTTTGTTTTTTTTAAATTAATTTATTTTGTTTTGTATACACTTATACGTATTAAAAAAATTATTTAAAATTACATTTTTAATTCCTCCTCTGTAAAAAATTGTTTTAGATCTGGTCTATAATATTTAATATTTTTCATTACTTTCCTATCACGTGTTCTATAGACAATATAATACTCACCAACCTTTTCGTAATGACACGGTTCCTCTTGTTCAATTGATCTTTTATCCACGGTTGCTTGTGCATCTTCTTCGTTTGAACAAGCTTTTGACATATTCGAACCTTGTACTTCTTGATATGCCGGCCATATTTTATCCTTAAGACCATGTAGCATAGTTCCGTTACCCAATGAAACATAGGCAATGTCACATAAAGCATCAAGAACTTCAACAATATCACCTGCTTCACAGGCGGCTTTATACTCTTCCAATTCCTCGAGAATAAAATCATAAACAAATTGCCATTCTTTCTTTTCGGGGATAGTTGGTTCATAATTATTTGGTTTACCCATAGTGGAATTAAATTCCTCTACTTCATTTACAAATGGTACATTTACTTTACTCATAACTATTTTATTTTAAATATTATGTCCTCCGTTATTAATCTTCAGACTGTCAAAAAATTCTTTTCTTGATAAATTATCATTATCTCTAAATACTCCTGATGCTTTTGTAGTAACCATTGAAGCACCTTGATGTTTAACACCTCTACAACTCACACAATTATGTCCTGCTACAATAGTAACAATAACACCTCTATTTCCTTCAGTAATTTTACACACTGCATTATGGATAGCTGATGTTAGTTGTTCTTGAATAGCACCTCTACGACCAAATAATTCTACAATTCTATTAAGTTTTGATAATCCAATTACTTGTCCTGCTTCTCCAGCAATGTATCCAATATGAACTACTCCCCCAATTGTTTGGTGGTGGTGTGAACACATTGAAGTAAGTGGAATATTACGTTCAATAATGATTCCATCATAACCATCACTTGGAAATGAAGTAATAGGTGACATTGCAGTATATCTACCAGCCCATAAATCATTTACGTATGCTTTAGCTACACGTTTGGGAGTTTCCATTGAATTGGGATCATTTCTCCAATCGCATCTTAATGCATCCAAAAACTCACCGAAGGCTGCAGTAGCGTCTTCAATCATATCTGACTTTTCTTTATCTGCTAGGGGGAATCCTTTTGCTACACCATTTGCGAAACCTTCTTGTACCACTTCTAATTCTTCGTGGATTTTTCTTCTTTTATTTTCCATTTATAACTTTTTATTTGGTTTAATATACGAATTAAGATTGGTAATTCCAAACTTAAATTAAAATTATTGTGGGTCTGGTTCAACCCATGCTGGTGAGTTTAAAATTATTATGATTTCACTGTATGAATATTCTTGGGATTTTGTAGATAAAGATGCTACGGAGGAGGGAATATCTCCCTTAAACTTAATAAATGTTTGAGATTTATCTACTGATTTTCTAACTGTACTAATTGATGTTTCTTCTACTTGAGTAAAATCAATTGTACCTAATTCAGTACAATCAAATATTACATAGTGTCGGTTGTCGTAAGGATTATGTGCCATAGTTTATATAAATTTTAAAGAAGTTGCACTATAATTATGTCCAATTTCTTCATCTGTAAGTGCTCTATCGTATATCCTAAATTGGTAAAAGGTATGATTACCGGGATTTTGAACAGATGTTCTAGTGCAACCTCTTGAGTTTAATTTAGGATAACAACTAGTTTGTGATGTTAAAACACCTCCACTTGGGTAAGTATAAGTTTGGACTAATTCTCCATTTTTATAAGATTTAACATAATTTCCATCATATGTTAATACAAAGTGTACTGTTTCCCCAACAGAAATATTAGCTGTTGAATCATACCAAAACCAACCTCGATTATTAGCCTTTACAGCCCAATTTATATTACCCAAGTACCTTCTTTATTCCATACAATATCTTCTCCACTACCAGCTGAGTCCCTAGTCCACCAACATTCTACTGATACATAATCTGTTGCTATTTTATCATCTAAAGCTATAAATTCATCTGTTTCTTGACAAGTTATACCACCTCCAAAAGCCGAAGTATCAGTAGGAGAATTAAATGAATCAAAACCAACACTTCCTGTTAAACTATAACCACTACTATTTCCCCTTTCATATGACACTAAATTAGAAAAATCTAATGCTGTAACTAACCCATCTGTAATGATTGGTGCCTGATAGTAATTTTGGTTAACATCAGCTTGATTATACTGCCCATAAGAAAGTCTAGCTAAAGCTATACTACCTGAAAAGAAAGCAGCTGGGCTATTACTTCTATAATCAAACCC